ACTTCTGGCTGCCGGAGGAAACTTTGCCCCTTAGAGTAAGACGTGACCATGTTCCATATGATATATGGGAACGGCAAGGCTATCTGAAAACAACTGAGGGAAATGTGGTTCACTATGGTTTTATCGAAAACTTCATCGATGAGCTGGGACAGAAATTTCATATCAAAGAGATAGCATTTGACCGTTGGGGTGCGGTGCAGATGTCGCAGAACCTTGAGGGACTGGGTTTTACAATGGTACAATTTGGACAAGGATATAAAGACATGAGTCCACCGACCAAGGAACTGATGAAACTGACTCTGGAACAGACCCTTTCCCACAATGGTCACCCGGTTCTTCGGTGGATGATGGATAACATTTTCATCAGGCGTGACCCTGCCGGAAACATCAAGCCGGACAAAGAAAAATCCACAGAGAAAATTGACGGTGCGGTTGCCATGATCATGGCTCTTGACCGTGCAATTCGCTGTGGATGTGTGTCTGATGAGTCGGTTTATGATATGAGGGAGATGCTGGTGTTTTAATTATCTCGATTTAATCCATTTCAAAGCTTCAGTACCACATTCATAATCCTCAGCAACATCTTTAGCATACAAATACTCAGAATCAAAAGAACCTGTTTTTAAGTTGTATGTATATTTAAATACAACAGGTATCTCTCTATTGTATCTTTGGCAAATTTCATTCAATTCCGGCATTATTTCTTCTGTTATAATATTATAGATCTTATTATCGATTTCGTCGGATACACCCGCTTTTACATTGCCAACTACTTTTTCATCAACACGGTATGCACTTGCAATTAAAGACTGGGAATCATCATTATAAATGTATACGTATAGTAGTTCCGATTTAGCACTTGCTGCTTCTTTGTACAAAGAAATAATTTCCGACTGCTTATCCATGAATTCATCTTCAAAACACATTTATCTTACTCCTAAGCTATATGACTTAATCGAAAAATTTACTCGATTTCATATTTAAGTATACCACATCCACACCAAAAAAACAACCCTCTGAAAGGAATTGATTTTTATGGGAATTTTCAGCGGGCTCTTTAAGTCCAGAGATAAGCCGACCAACAGCTACGACAGCCCGTCATACACATATTTTTTCGGCAGAAGCAATGCAGGAAAAAGAGTCACCGATAGAACAGCTTTGCAGCATATTGCGGTCTATGCCTGTGTGCGGGTTCTGTCAGAAGCAATTGCACAGCTGCCGCTTCATGTGTACAAATACAACGATAGCGGAAAAGAGCGAGTGCCACAGCATCCGCTTTATTTTTTACTCCACGACCAGCCAAATCCTGAAATGACATCCTTCGTATTCCGAGAAACCTTAATGTCACATCTGCTGATTTACGGCAATGCCTATGCACAGATTATCCGAAACGGCAGAGGTGATGTTTTGGGATTGTATCCGCTGATGCCGGATAAGGTCAGAGTAGACCGTGATCAGCGAAACCATCTGGTCTACATCTACAGCCGCTACGATGAAGCCAATCCAAACCTGAAACAGCAGGGCGATATTGTCCTGCAGGCAGAAGATGTGTTGCACATTCCCGGACTTGGGTATGACGGCTTGGTGGGATATTCTCCCATTGCTCTTGCGAAGAATGCAATCGGTATTTCCCTCGCCTGTGAAGACTATGGTTCTACCTTTTTCGCCAACGGTGCCAGTCCATCCGGTGTATTGGAACATCCGGGTGTCATTAAAAATCCAGAGCGTGTACGAGATGCCTGGCAGCGTGCCTATGGCGGTTCTAACTCGCATCATACCGCAATTTTGGAAGAGGGCATGAAATACACGCCTATTTCCATCCCCAACAATGAAGCACAGTTTCTGGAAACCAGAAAGTTTCAGGTAGAGGAAATTGCCCGGTTGTATCGAGTGCCGCTTCATATGATCGGCGATCTTGACCATGCCACATTCAGTAACGTGGAACATCTATCATTGGATTTCGTGAAATACAGTCTCGACCCGTGGATCGTTCGCTGGGAGCAAGGTATGATGAAAGATCTGCTTTCTGATTCAGAGAAAGGCAAGTATTTCATCAAATTCAATGTAGAGGGGCTTTTGCGTGGTGACTATGCTTCCAGAATGCAGGGCTATGCTACCGCAAGACAGAACGGCTGGATGTCCACCAATGACATTCGGGAACTGGAGGATATGAATCTGGTGCCGGAAGAACTGGGCGGCAATCTGTACCTCGTAAATGGCAGCTTCACCAAACTTGCTGATGCAGGTGCATTTGCAAAGAAAAATGAAAAGGAGGAAACGACCCATGAAGAATAATCGTTTTTGGAACTGGGTATGCAATGAAGAAACCGGTGCATCGGAGATGTATTTGTACGGTGCGATTGCGGAGAGTACATGGTTTGAAAATGACATCACCCCTGCCATGTTCCGCTCGGAACTGCAAAAACACAGCGGTGATGTGACCGTCTTTATCAACTCGCCGGGCGGCGATGTGTTTGCTGCCAGTCAGATCTATACCATGCTCCGAAACCATCCGGGCAAGGTTACGGTCAAGATTGACGGCATTGCCGCTTCTGCGGCTTCTGTGGTGGCGATGGCTGGAGAAGAAACCTTGATTTCACCGACCGGAATGCTGATGTGCCACAATCCGATGACCTGTGCCATGGGCAACAAGGCAGATATGGAGAAAGCAATCGCACTTCTGGATGAAGTCAAGGAATCCATTATCAATGCTTATGCAGAAAAATCGCATCTCAGCCGCAATAAGATCGCAAGGCTGATGGATGAAGAAACGTGGATGAATGCAGAAAAAGCATTGCAGCTGGGATTTGTAGACGGCATTCTCTTTTCTAAAAAGAATCCGTTTGTTCCAGAAGAACCAGAAAAAACAGATCCAGATGAAGAAGAAACAGAGGAATCTCCTAAAGAAGATCCGGATGAAAAAAAGAAGGAAAGCACAGCATCCATGCTGTACACACCATCTAAAACGCTGGATTCTTTTCTGCAGAAGATTTCTTCAACTGCATCCAAAGGCACGCCGATCAACCAATTGGACAAGCGGCTGGAGCTTTTGAAATATTAAAAACTATAGGAGGACTGATACTATGACAATTCAGGAACTGAGAGAAAAAAGAAGCAAGGCATGGGATACTGCCCGTGACTTTTTGGATTCCAAGCGAAATGAAAGCGGTCTGCTTTCGGAAGAGGACAGCAAGACATACGATGCCATGGAGCAGCAGATCGTGGCATACGGCAAGGAAATCCAGCGGCTGGAACGACAGGCTCAGATTGAAGCGGAGATGAACAAGCCCACTTCTACGCCGATTCAGAACAAGCCGAACGCATCCACTCACAGTGATACCAAGACTGGCATTGCATCGGATGCATATCGTACTGCTTTCTGGAACAGCATTCGCAACCGCAATTTTTACGATGTCCGAAACGACCTGCAGGTTGGTACAGATACTGAGGGTGGCTATCTTGTTCCAGATGAGTTTGAACGAAAACTGGTGGAAGCCCTGACCGAAGAAAACATTTTCCGGCAGCTGGCGACTGTTATTAAAACTTCCTCCGGTGATCGAAAGATTCCCATCGTTACTTCTAAGGGCGAAGCTGCTTGGATGGACGAGGAGGACGCATATAAGCTGTCGGATGATACCTTTGGACAGGCTTCCCTTGGTGCGTACAAGGTCGGTACGGCAATTAAGATCTCTGAGGAACTGCTGAATGATGCTGCTTTTGATTTGCCGTCCTATATTGCAAAGGAATTTGCAAGAAGAATCGGTGCAAAGGAAGAAGAGGCATTTTTCATTGGTGACGGCAAGGGCAAGCCGACTGGTATCTTCGCTGCAACGGGTGGTGCAGAGAGCGGAGCAACTACCAGTACTGCAAATATCACTTTCGATGATGTTCTGGAATTGTTCTATTCTCTGAGAAGCCCATATCGCAAAAAGGCAGTCTGGGTTCTCAACGATTCCACAGTAAAGGCACTTCGTAAGCTGAAAGACAGCACCGGAAACTATATCTGGAATCCGTCCGTGCAGGCAGGCGTACCGGATACCATTCTGAATCGTCCGTACTACACTTCCAGCTATGTGCCG